ATGGGGCGCTGGCTTGCCGGCAGGCTCATGAAAGAACTGGGACTGGTCAGTTGCCAGCAGCCTGCGCACCGTTATAAACGAGGTGGTCGTGAACATGTCACTATCCCGAATCACCTTGGGCGGCAGTTCGCAGTGACAGAGCCAAATCAGGTATGGTGCGGCGACGTGACGTACATCTGGACGGGGAAACGTTGGGCATACCTTGCCGTTGTTCTCGACCTGTTTGCAAGGAAACCGGTAGGTTGGGCAATGTCGTTCTCTCCGGACAGCAGACTGACCATCAAAGCGCTGAAAATGGCCTGGGAAATCCGCAGTAAACCAGCCGGGGTAATGTTCCACAGCGATCAGGGCAGCCACTATACAAGCAGGCAGTTCCGGCAGTTACTGTGGCGTTACCAGATCAAACAGAGTCTGAGTCGACGAGGAAATTGCTGGGATAACAGCCCGATGGAGCGCTTCTTCAGGAGTCTGAAAAACGAGTGGATACCGGTGACGGGTTACATGAACTTCAGCGATGCTGCCCATGAAATAACGGACTATATCGTTGGGTATTACAACGCGCTCAGGCCGCACGAATATAACGGTGGGTTGCCACCAAATGAATCGGAAAACCGATACTGGAAAAACTCTAAAGCGGTGGCCAGTTTTTGTTGACCACTACAATCCACGCCAGCGTGAAGCTGGTATCTCCGGCAGATTTCTGCCCCTGCCCGGTCGCAGTCCAGTCCGCATCTTCATCATCGAGATAGCTGTCGTCATAGGACTCAGCGCTCAGTTCGCCGGGCGTCAGGTCTTTAACTTTAGCCAGACGCGACCAGTCAACGTCTGAAAGCGGGTTCGCATAAGGGTCACCGTTCCCCTTATAAACCCACAGGGTGGTCCCGGCCCCTTTCACCGGCATTACTGGATTTGGTACAGGCATATCGTCCTCACATTTCATAGGTAATGACATAAGTCAGATCGGCTGAACTCCACAGGCCCGCATCATCGTCGCGCCGGTAGTCATAGCCACTGGCCACCATACTGGTGATCAAATCTGACAGTGCCGGGACATCGCTCATCACCGGATAAATCCGGGACTCCATCCACGAATCCAGCTCTGAATCCGGCACCTGAGCAGGCAGGAAAACTTCAATATGCAGCTCCGCCTGCCAGGTATCGCTGTCCAGCTCTTCGCCCGTGTATTCAGCGCCGGTGAGATAAACGGCAACTGCCGGAAAATCCGCCTCATCAAAAACAGCGGGGCGACCATCAAAAAGCGTCGCCCCGGTGTCATGCTTCTCCAGTGCATCCAGTACGGCTGCACGGAGTTCTGTATGTTTCATCGCTTTATTACCATCCTCAGTTGATGCTGCAGCGCATAGCCCAGCTCTTTCGGAAGACGTTCACGCCGTATCCGCTCAATATTCTGTTTAAACGCCGTGGTCAGCGGCACTGCCATCGGGATTTTCACCACATCAATGGGGTAACGGTTTTTCCCGGCCACACGCTGCATGACATGCCACCGGCCATTTTTCAGTTGCTGAATAAACGCGCCGGGAATACGACGGTTTCCCACCACAAGCACGCTGTCGCCACCTTTCAGGGATGAACGCTGCCCCTTTTTACGACGCCTGCGTCGGGACAGGACAACCCGCGCGTTACCCAGCCTGATTACGGGCAAATCCCCCCGGTTAACCTTGATTCTGGCCTGCGGATTTTTGACCGTGGCCCTTTTCAGCCTGGCCCTTTCCTTTACCAGTTTCCGGCGTACCTTTGTCTCACGGGCAACCTGTGACGCCGACTGCGATATCGCGGATGAAGCAACGCGGTTAATGGCCATTGCTGACGCACCAGGCACCGCCGTTCTGCTGATACGGCTGAGGTTTTCAACGGCCTGCTCAAGACCTTTTATGGCCATACCTCCTCCTTTCAGCGACGACGGTTAACGGCAGGCGGCACGCCACGCCCAAGCCAGAGATGACAGCTTCCGCCATCATCCGGTGAAATCCGGTCTATCCAGAAGTTTTCCTCACCGATGGTCAGCGTGTCGCCGCGCCGCAGCTGCCGCACATCATCAGTCCGGACAAACAGGGACGGGCAGGAGCCTTCAACACGTACGCCCTGTCCGGCATAGCTGATATTTTCAGGGTCATCAAAAACACCACGTATTACTGCGCCGGACTGCTCACCGGATGTCATGGTGGCTGACGTTCCCATGTACCCGCGTATCGTTTCATCGGCGCGGGCAATGGCAGCATCGAACAGGTTATCGAAATCAGCCACAGCGCCTCCCGTTATTGCATTCTGGCCAGGCCACGTTCTGTCATTTCGGCTGCCACACCGGCAGAGACACGAAATGCCGTTCCCGGCAGCACAAATGCCACAGGTTCATCCCGCGTGGCGTGAAGTGCATCAGTATGCAGCGTCACCAGTGCCACGACCGTGGCCAGTTCAGCCGTATCCTGAATCACGGTGTCCGGCTGCGCTGATACCACCTCATTTTCATGCCCGGTCAGCACATTTTCCGGGCCGGGAGGGGTATCCTGACCCGCAGCGTCATCCGTGTCATCAAGCTCCTCTTCCAGCTCTGCCACACGGAGCGCCAGTTCTTCTTTCGTCCCCGTCAGGCTGACATCACGGTTCAGTTGTTCACCCAGGGAGCGGAGACGGGCAATCAGTTCATCTTTCGTCATGGACTCCTCCACAGAGAAACAATGGCCCCGAAGGGCCATGATTACGCCAGTTGTACGGACACGAACTCATCAGGGTCAGCCAGCAGCATCAGCGGTGCTGACTGAATCATGGTGAACTCACGCGCCGGATCGCCGGTGGTCACCCAGTTTTTCGGGTAGCGGGCAGAGGCGTTAATGCCTTCGCGCTGTGCGTCCGCATCCTGAATGCAGCCATAGGTGCGCAGACCGCGTGCCTGAGTGTTCCCCAGTACCATCGTGTTGTCCGGCAGGAAGTTCTTTTTGACGCCGTTTTCCACGTACTGTCCGGAATACACGACGATGGCCACATCGCCATACATCCCCTTATAGGACACCGCTTTACCCAGGTCTTTTACCGCTGTCTCCAGCTCGGAATTAGAGCCGCGACGGGTATCCAGCTTCTCCCTGACAGCTTTGAAGGAACGGAACAGCGCCCAGCCTTTCGGATCAAACACGATGATATTCACCACACCGCTGGCATTCAGCGCGTAGGCTTCAATATCGTCGGTCGGGTCATACGTGGACTTGTCACGCTTGCTCCACTCCGTGCCGCCGGACTGTGTGATGTTGTTCGCCGCACTGCGGCCCATATCCACCTCAACCGGATCGAAGGCTTCACCGGTCATGGTGTATTTGCCCCTGAGCACGGCAGAAACGGCCTGCATCTCTTCGACCTGAGCAATGGCCAGCTCTTCGTCTCGCATGTTCTGCAGGATGATGCGACGGCGGCGGTAAGCCGGGTCCGCCAGATTCTGTGGATCTTCATCCGGCAGGCGACGCAGAGTCATCTGCGGATTCACCTCATGCTTGGGTTACATGAGTCAAATATGAAAGGATGTGAATGATTTTTAGTGATAATATGCTTCAGAATTACTTCCAAAACGAACCGTTGCAATACATCATGCAATACACAGGATATGTAAGGAGTTATTAATGACTAATTCAGTTGATGTTCAAACCCGTAGAGAAGAATTTGAGCAAGGATATCGAGATGGCTTTCGTTCGGTTCAGGGCAATGTTTTACCCCCAAAAGCTCCAAGAATTGTACTTGAAACGGGTTCAAAACCTTACGATCAAGGCCATGCTTACGGGGTCAGAGATGCTGGAGGCAAGCGGTAGCTATCACTGGTATAGTCCATAGAAAAAGTGTAAGGGGTCCTAAAATGGATAATTTTCTCAATGAGTTTTCGTCGGATCAGGAACGAGCTAGACATTTAGAGAACTTATTAATTAAGGTTGCTCGAGGAGGACCTCGAGATAATAGTGAAAATTATATTTCTCTTAGATCGTACTTTATACAAAACTCTGTATTAAAACTGTTGCTTCCTGCATTCGTAAGAGAAAACAGAAGCCTAAAAAAATTTTGGGGATTCATACAGCAGAAGTTCCCAACATATAAAGAGCGCGAGTACTTCATCTCAACTGAATTCACACCGTTATTCGATTATTTCGAAGAGAATCATGCTACGCCTTCGGATGTTCACATAACTGACGGATTAAGAAGCTATGATGAGTGTGGCGTGAATGAAGCTTGGGCAAAAGCTCTAGACAGAAGAAACAACGATCCTGAAGGGGCTATTACAGCATCTAGAACATTGCTTGAGACGGTTTGTAAACACATTCTTGATGATTTAAGTATTACTTATGATAGAAATCTAGACATGAGTGAACTTTATAAACTAACATCCAAAGCACTTAATTTGGCTCCAGATCAGCACGGAGAACAGATTTTTAAGCAGATACTTAAAGGTTGCTCATCTGTGGTAAATGGCCTTGGCAATTTACGTAATAAATATGGCGATGCTCATGGCATAGGGAAAAAACCAATAAAACCTGCTGATCGACATGCTCTTTTAGCTGTTAATCTTGCAGGAAGCATGTCAGTTTTCCTCATTCAAACATGGCAAAACTTGTCAAACAAATAATACCTAATTTTTAACCTCAACTGATTAAATTTCGGTCAAACATCCGTTAGTGAAATACAAGTTGCTATGTAAATACACACCTGCAACTTGTATTACCAACCAAGTTTAGCTCCCGATATTACTCATTTCCATTATTTTTCCTTGGCTAGCGCTTCGTCGAACATTTTTACGTGTTATCTTCAAGGTAGATGCTCGCAGAAATGATAGTACCACCGATTCGGCGTTGACCATAAGCCAGCAGAACAAGATCCCCTTGGCCGGTTGTATTCGTTACACCACCAAATGCATAGAATGCCTTGTTATCAGTATCTTGCTTACTCGGCTACCCACAAGATTGTGGGGATAGCATTTGAGCAACGTAGCCTATCGTCACAGAAGCCCCTACTACAAACATCATATTACTGGACGCTATACGCGCTCCTGACATTCAGATAGACACAGCAACGCAAATCATTTGCAGCAGACCAGAGCTTTTACTTTCCACAATAACTGGCACAAATACGAATTTCCCGACCCTCAGTAGAGAGCACAAGCGCATCTTTTCCAATATTCTGTTTCCTATGAAAAATACAGAATGTCAGCTCGCGAAATTTACTAGTATTCAGATACTTTTCTAATCGAACCTCTCAGTTTAATCGTCATCATTACCTTATAGCTCTGCATTTCGAGTTCCTACAGTAGAGTAAGTGTTCAGTAACCCAAGTTCAGGAGAAAGGAAACGATCATGCCATTTTCAGTCCCAAATAATGCTTTCCATTTCCTTTCTTTTCAGGTGGTGTTTTAAATAAAAACATAAAGTTACGGCGAAGAAGAACGGAAACGCCTTAAACCGGAAAATTTCCATAAATAGAGAAAAACTGCGCGCCTTCCGCCCCGTAACGCTCCGGATCACCGGAAAGGACCCGCTCAAAAAAAGCGGCCACTGACGTGATTGTTTATGTTCCATGAGCGACAAAACCGCCCGGAGGCGGTTTCACATAAAACATTCTGCATCAGCGACCAATCACCACGATTTCACCACCATCACCTTCATCAGCTGTGCTGATCTCCTGAGATACCACACGTGACCCCACGCGCATTTCACCGTACAGAACAGGCAGGACATTGCCCTGGGCAACCATGTTATCCAGTGACGAGAAATACGTGTTCTGCTTACCGTTATCCGTTGTCTGTGTACGGGGAGTTCTGGCTTTCGGTGCCAGCATCTGAGCCACACCGCCAAGGATCATACTGGCCCCCGCACTATACATTCCTGTAATTGCTGCCGCTCCTAGCCAACCAGCGGGGTTCCACCACGCCACCGCAATCAGCGCCGCCCCCAGCACGGTCTGAAACACACCGCCACTTTTAGCGCCAGCAAGACGCGGTACGATGTGGATCACAGCACCATTCGCCAGCGGCTCATTAAGACGGGCTGATAATTCATTTTCGCCTGCATCCCGCCCGGCAATCCGTACCTGATACCAACCGTCGCTCAGTTTCTGACGAAACGACGGTAGCTGTGTGGACAGAGCTCGGATGGCTTCAGCCCCCGTTTTTACACGAAGGTCGATGCGGCGGCCGAATCGTTGCAAATCCCCGTAAAGGCAGATTCGTGCCATGCCCGATGACGCCAGAGGGAGTGTGTGCGTAGTTGCCATTTGTCGGTATACCTCTCTCGTTTGCTCTGTTGTTCAGAAATTAGCAGATCAACTTATAGCGTCCCTTCCGAGCATTGCGGCGTACACGTTCAATCTTGAGGCATAGCGCCGCATCTGGCTTTTTTGGGACTGGTACACGGCAATATTCAGAAGCGCGAGGAATATTATTTATCCAGTCAATCACTTCGCTTAAATACCAGGCCTTACGCCCTTCCGTAACCTGCACACGCTCCGGGAACTCTCCACGGGCCTCAAGGTTTAGCAGTGTACGACGACTCAGGGTTGTAAGTTCCATCACCTGATTCATATCAACAAGACGCTCGCTTAAACGCATTTTGTCAGCGATAGCTTTTAATTCCTCTACAGCTGGATTTGGGTACATAATTTCGGCAATTGGCTTAAGGTCATTGTAATGATTCTGCATTGTATCCCCCTTTACACACGAGCCAGCGGCTGAACAGAAATACCTGAGCCAACAAACGCTGCAACCTTTACTGACAGTTCTTTTACAGACTCAGGCCAGTTCAGAGCATCAACATTTAAGACACCTGTCTTATAGACCTGAGCCTGTGTTTTTTTCGCGGTGTCGATTTGTACAGCGGATACATAAACCGCTTTACCTACGCTCGTACCATCCCATACCACCAGTGCACCTGTTGCATCTTCCTGCATCAGTGGCGTAAATGCAGGAATTACCCCTTTATTAGCTGAAAATATCCCCAGCGTAGTAACCAGTGCTTCAGTGCCAGCCATGAGTTCAGTGTAATGAGTAGCCATTGCTCCCCCTTAGCCAATGCGAACGGTAACAAAACGATTGATGCGGGCCGGTATTGGCTGTGGTGCTGAATGTGTCTGCACATATTCAATAGCCGGATCACCAGGCACAATATAGTTTTTCGGTGCAAGTTCGGCTTTAGTCAGCCCCATTCGGATTAGCTCCGGATCCTGAATACCGCCATAGGCGACAATCCCCTGAAGAGCCGTATTGCCAAGCACCATCAAATCAGGATCAAGGAAATGTTTTTCAGTTCCGTCCTCGTCGGTATAACGCCCGCTGTAAACAACAATCGCAACATCGCCCATATACCCTTTAAAACTCACCGAATCACCAAGGTCTTTAAGGGCCGTTTCCAGTTCGGAATTAGAACCACGACGGGTATCCAGAGCCTCTTTTATCGCTCTGAATGAACGGTATTTCTTCCATACATTACCGCCCATAATGATGATATTAGTGACGCCCTCACTAAATTCTGCGTAGTTCTCAATATCATCATTTGGATCAAAAGTTTCTTTATCCTTACCTGACCACTCAGCACCGCCAGACTGAGTGATGATATTTTGTGGTTTAATATTCCAGTCCAGCTCATAACGTTCAATACCATCGCCCTCAATGATATTTTTCCCCGTTGTGATTGCCTGAACGGCAAGCCATTCAATACGTGCACGAATAGCTTTAGCTTGATTTACAATCGCCTGTTTAACTTTAATATTACGCGCCCCAAAAGCATTGTATTGCTCAGGTGATACACCAGCAGGGCGCACAGCTAACTTATTTGGATCAATGCTGCTTTTCGGCTTCATATAGCCTGGACGAATTGTTTTTGATTCGTACCCTTCGTCACGTGAAACTTTACTACCCACCATAGGAGAACAAAACGCTGCAATTGGGATATTTGGATCGTCGATTGTATCAAGAATAATATCGCGCGATTCAAACATTACCGAGCGAGTAAAAAACAAACGGGTAAACAACGCATTTAGTTGTTTTTGTACATCTACAGCATTAACCACCTGTACAAGCTGGGTAGGCGAATATAAATCAACCATACGCATCCTCTTTGCATTCATTAAAAATAATTGTGGATATATGCTATCACCGATATTTGTCATGCGAATACATGCAACCGAGTGCAATGTTGTATAAAGTTTTGGGATGACAACTTCAGCGCGGATAATTAGTGTTAATATCTTCACTCCCTTTGGTCGGGATTTATGTAGCATGCCGGAAAATTTATTTTTTTCCGGCCTTTTTTATTGGCAATATTTAAAACGGAATATCATCTCCCCATTGCTCATTATCTCCCACTGGTGGATGGCTTCCTTGCTGATCTGCCTGTTGTTTTGCTCTGTTCAGTGCGTCAGTAGCCTGCCCCTGTTGGCCTTTTTTGCCGCCCGGTCGCACCGTTCGCGCACTGATTACGCTGTCTGCGATAACCTGCCAGCCCTGCCGCGTTTCACCGTTCTGTCCAGTCCACTGACTCACCTGCATGTTACCCGCCACGCTCAGGAGTTCGCCTTTGTGATGCTTTGCCAGCGCGTCGGCTTGTCTGCCAAACGCCAGAACAGATAACCACATCGTCGCCTGACCGTCATCCGATTGGCTGCAGGGCAGTGATACCGCCATACGCGCCAGCGTCATGGGGGTGCCCTTGCTGGTCTGTTTTGTCTGCGGGGCGTCCACCAGCCGCCCGTAAGCTGCTATTTGCGCCGTCATGCTGCCTGCTCTCCGGACTTAATATTGATGGTTGTCACTTCCTCCGCTTCGGCAATCTCCCGTTCGGTCAGCGTGGCAAAGTTTGCAGCCGCCGTTGTCATGAATGCGCTTATCAGTTCGGGATGTGCTTTCGCGTATCCTTCCCCGGCGTTGCGGTCTATTGCCTTAATCGCCACCCTTAGCCAGTGTTCAGCCATATCAAGGGCGCGGTAATGTGGCTTTATATGTTTGTTCAGTTTTCCTGATGTGTGCATTTTTATTTTTACCCCCTCGTTTAAAAAGTTTTTTGTGCACCACCACCTTGTCTACCTTGTCTACCTGATTAGTTATCAGGCCAGTAATGGCGCGGGTTTCAGGGAGGTAGACAGCCCCAAATAGCTGTCTACCTCATCTCTACCCGTCTCCTTACCTGTCTACAAAAATGGGTAGATAAGGTAGATAACAGGTAGACAGTGAAAAATAGTTATCTACCTGCATTAATACATTGAAATAAAAGTATTTTCTTTCAGTCAGGTAGACAAGGTAGATAACCATTGCCATTTTTTATAAAAACGCATCGCAATCATCAGTAGTCGTTGCGTTGGTCTGCGTGACTCCCTTAACTTTTCGCGTAATATATTCATATCCGTAAACTTTCGCCGCTGACCTCATAGCCTTTCCGAACTCATTCACGCTCAAACATTTCCCCTTTCCTGTGTATGCCATGAAGGCCATATAGACACGGTAAAGGCTGTTTCTGGTCGTGTACTTCACGGAGTCACCACCACCGCCCATCATTAGCCCACGAGCTTCCTCCAGAAACTCAAGCGCCGCGCAAAGCTCAACAACTGGATCCGTTTGCTGCTTTATTGCCAGAGCTTCATCACCGTCACGCTGTTCCAGTAGTAAAGCCCTTGCCTTTTCAGGGTCAGCAAAGTTAGCCAGCAAGCGGCGGATAATTACGGGGATTTCTGCCGCTATCTTTTCCGGTAATTCCTTGTCTTTTTCGTCCTCCCTTACAATGTTGTCGAACCGGAAAATCACCCGACGGCGTGACACACCTCCGGCCCGTTCGGTAAAGATCATCGGGTCGTTATTGGTTGCCAGTACCACCGCCCTTATTATCGTCGTGAATCGCTTCTCATATTTCGGATTGATTTCAACGGGATCGCCTCCCGTGATTTTCTTGATGCCCGTGCCTTCCCCCGTATATTTCGGCTGATCGGCAAGGACGATAAGACGACTCCCGACAACCTGCGCGCGCCCTCCTGCATCATCGAGTGATGTCATCTCTGCGCTTACGGTGTTCTGTTTGCCTGCAAGCAGGGTGGCAATATGGGTAAATGTACTCTTACCGCTTCCCCCGTCTCCGGTGGCCTCAATGAACATCTGCCAGTCGTAGCGGTTCGCCATAATCATGTATAACGCGGCACATATACGCATCATCTTGCGCGGGTCTTTTCCTGCAGCATGTTCAAGCCATTTATGGAAATTTGGCGCATTATCGCGGATGTTTTCCCCTGCTACTGGTGGCGTGTACTCAATACCATTGTGCGTGGTGCTCCAGTGCTCCGGCGAGTGCGGAGAAAATTCCCCCGTTTTCAGATTAAGCACACCATTAGTGAACGGTAGCAAATCACCGGACGGCTCCCCCATGGGGGCGGCAATAACTTTTAACGCTTCCACGGCGTTATTGATTACGCGTTTGCTGAACGTGGCCCTGTGCTCTGAATAGATCGCCACCATTTCGCGGCTCAGCTCCATTGTGCTGACCGGACACCATACCCCGCCGCGCCATACGTGGACGATTTCACTTTCTGCATGAACACAAACACCATCAAAGCGATCGGCAAGTAGTTGTGCCCGCTCACTGTCTGCCATCTGTGAAAGTTGCGCCTTTTGCTTCGTCGGAAGATTAAGCACCAGGCTTTCCCCACGCTCGCATTCCTCTTTGAGTCGCGGCAACTGGTCGGATAAATCCACAGGGCTGGTGTCAGTAATCCCCGCGTATTCGTGTACGGTCTTCACTCCAGCCACAGCCAGTAACGTAACAATCTGCGTCATGCTGTGCTCTGTGATATGTCCTGCGCGGTAAACACGCACACACTGACGATCTTCATCAATGATCCGGTAATCGGTGATGTTTTTCAGTTGCTCATCAGCCAGCACGACAGGCGGCACATCGTCGGCGGCAATATGTTTACCCGCCCATTCCTGCCACTCTTTCGCATGGCTCCACGCATCACTACCTGCAAAGATGATTACCTCTGTCAGTCTGTCGCGTGGCTGTTTTTTTAAGTTCGGTGCCAGTTTCATTTTTTGCCCCTGAATGCGTTAATCATGCTTTTCATTTTCTGGATGTTTCCCCGCGCTTTTTCCCTGCTGGTGGGCTTACTGCGGGGTGCGGCATATACCAGGGAAAAATCACGCCGGAACTGATAAACAGGCATCACGCAGTCATAGCTATACCCCTCACGGCGGTAAGTGATGCGCCGTTCTGCCACGCCTTTAATCGTTACCGTGCCGCCGTATTTATCGCGGTAAATATCGCCGTTCATAAATTCAGGCCGAGCGGGGCCGCTGGCAATAAAGCCAGAATTTTTCATTTCCATATTATTTATTCTTCGACTTAACTCGACTTATTTGATAGCAGGGCACTATTTATTGCGTCATTGAGTTTTTCTGCTGCTTCATCAATAAGTGACAACAGGCCATAAGCAATATTTGCATCTTCATTGTCATTTATGCAATCAAGCCACATATTTAATATTGCTTTTGCTGAATTATTTAAAGTTAATGAACTCTCTGCACATGCTAACAATTTAAAAAAGACTTCTCGTTCTGTATTCATTTAATCCCCCACCAGCTTACTTTCTTCCTCAATCAGGAAACTAGCGACACTTCCCGAAAGGCGCGCCAGTAGGCTCGCCAGCGCGGATATATCAGCATCTGTAATTTTGTTCGGGTATACCTCAAGAAGGCGGCAAATAATCTCTGTTTGGTGCGCACGTTCAGCGGCTTCGTGTAATGTGATTTCCTGCATTAATGCACCTCTTTTAATTCATACACTGCTGAAATAATGACTTGTGATAAGCCATATTCTGATGATTCGCTTCTCACCGCAGCAATAGCCGTCTGAACATTAACAGCCTTCACGTTCTGAGCGATACCAATTGTGTGGCCTCGTGGGTTAACAGCTCGGGCAAATACACGGAAGGTTTTAAGCACGGCGCACCTCCTGACGAATACGGGCAGCGAATACCATCACGCAGCCAGTTGGGGATTGCTGGCGGGCTTCCTGTTCGCTGATGGCCTCGATGGTAATCACGCGCGGTTGTGCCGTACTCAAGGCGATAAAACGCCAGATGTATTTATTCAGGTTGTGCGAGTTCCGCCCTTGCGGGTGTGTGGTATGATTTCTCATAGCTACCTCGATACTGTTGCTATCGTTGGTGGTTAAACGCCCTGTATGTGTTGCGAGCACTGCAGGGCGTTGTTCCAGAGCAATAAAACATGATAAGGTGTGTACCTATCAAGAAGCATACTAAGCAATAGGTACATACATGTCAACTATCATTCAGCGCGATAAACAGCCGAAAGGTGCTGGTAAGGCACCGGCATTTCAGATCCGTATCAACCCGGAACTAAAAGAACAAATGGTTAGTGCGGCTGCAAAAGAAGGAATGAGTTTGGCTAATTGGCTTAAAGAACTAGCAAGAGCAGAACTACGCAAACAAGGTATTGAACCTAGAGGTTAAGACTTTTAAAAGGATCTGTGAGAGATGCAAAATCTAAAACGAATAAGTGAATATAATTTAACAGACAATCCTATCCCACATTATTTCCCTCATGATAGTAGATTCCTGTCTCTACTTGGGAAATTTTCGTTCCGACTTGAAGATCTAATAGTATTTCACTCATTTGTTTATCATACATATAACATAAATCTTAAGGAGATACAAAAAATTGCAGATAACACTCCCCAATATAATCCAGACTTATTAGACGATGAAGAGCATGAAATGGCCTTGATTTCTCAAGCCAGACATAGAGAGAGGGTTGGTTATTATGATGATCTTAATAGAAAAGCCTCATTTTTTGCCAATGACAGTGTCGTAATTAATCTTTGGGCTATTATTGAACAGTTTAGTACCATGGCATACTCTTTGCTAGAAGCAATTATTAAAGAAATACCTGAAAATCAAGTTAAAGTTCCATATACATGGGATAAATTAAAAAAGAAATACTTAAGTTATGGTATTGACCTCTCCCAACTTGATTCTTACGATGTCATTAACGAAACTAGGGTTTTAAACAACAAAATCAAACACCTTTATATTGTCGATGAAAACCTTGCCTCTTTTCCTTTTTTCAAGGACAAAGAGAACAAGTCATTATTAGGAATGGAATATAGGCTTCAAGATTATGTTATTGGAACTCATAAGTTCATCGGGCATCTTTTAGAGGATTGCTCCATAAAATTAGGAAATAAGGCAAACATGATTTAAATTAATTAGGTAGGTAATAAACCTACCTAATTGAAATGATTTACTTATTTAAGTACCATTCCCCACGAATCCACGCCTGCACCTCCGAAAGGCGATATGCTACGGCAGTGGCACCTATTTTAATTCGCTTTGGAAACTTTCCTTCTTTCTCTAACTTCCATCGAGTGCTATTAGCAAGAGTAGTTAACTCACGGCATTCTTTCTCACGGATCATTCGGTCAATGTTAGGAATGTATTCCAGACCCTTTTTATCAACAATTGCCATTTTTTTCATGTTAACCAGCCTTTTGTTTGAGGATTGTCACTTTTGAATCAGCAGCTGCGATGCTATTGAGATATGTAGTCCAGAGTTCCAGAGCATCCAGTTTTTTAGCCATAAACTTACTCCGGTTGTAAACACCTGCCACGCCAGGTAGCGCATGGCCTAACAGTTGTTCTACTACATAAAATTCAACACCGAGATCACTTAGATGAGTAGATAGCGTTCTTCTAAGGTCGTGTAGTGACCATTGTTTTTCATGGCCCAAACGTTTACCGATTTTCCCCCCAATCTTGCTTACGCTTTCTCTAATTCGCAGACTTCCCAGCACATAACCAGTATGTTTTGTCTCTTCGTGAACATCCGTTACCCACTGTCGTAGAATTTCAGGTACTGGTCTGACGATTTCAACACCAGTTTTTGAGTGATCTTTTGGTACAGTCCAAACCCAACTTTCGAGATCCCATTCGCTCCATTCTGATAATCGGGCTTCACTCATTCGACATCCAAATACTGTACAAAGCACAAACATTTTTCGCGTGTATTCAGACATTAGTTTTAAATCAGGCTCGACAAAAATTGCCTTCCAGAGCTGGCCGAGTTCGGCTTCATCCAGAACCCGATCCCGCTTACCTGCAATCTGCCCCACATCACTCATGCGCAAATCCTTTAAAGCATCACACGTCGCGTACTGGCGTACCCGACAAAAACGAAGAGCTAATTTAGTGTCAGAAAAAACATACGCCGCCATAACTGGTGCATTACTTTTAATTCGGTCAAAACAGTCCAGCCATTCATATAGGTGAGTGTCATTTACGGGCAAATGACCGATATAGGGAAAGATATGCTTTCGAAATCTGCCAAGCGTTACAGCATGAGTTTTACGACGCACCTTACAGTAATTTTCATACCAGTAATTTAGTGCATCCTCCACTGTGACCGGCTTTAAGCGTTCTTCAGCCTGAATCTTAATCTGGATACGCGGATCACGTTTGTCAGCCAACCAAGCACGGCACTCGTCGCGCTTTTCCCTTGCCTGTTTGAGTGACATATCAGGATATTTACCCAACGTTAGCCAGACCGGAGCAGCCCGGCCACCTGCTAACCTGTAGAAGAAAACAAAGCTCACAGCCCCCTTGGTACTCACACGAATAGAAAGCCCCTTTCCATCAGCAATGGTGATCTGCTTTTCTCTGGGTTTCCCCAGATATCCTTTAAGTGCTTTGTCGCTCAGTTTGTTCTCGCCAGCCATTTTTAGCCCCAAAAAGCAATACAAGCTGCAATACAGAGATGATTGCAACACACAGATAACGAGGAAAATCCAGTGAAAGCGCCAGATAAACTTATTCTTTATTATCAAAAGATTAAGTGTAAAAACCAGCAACTACACGAAAGCCTCAGAAAGCCATGCTAAGTGCTTCGGCTTGACATATCCCGGCGTAAATTCAGAGGTGGAGCCGCCACGGGAGCGGATAACCTCACCGGAAACAATCGGCGAAACGTACAGCGCCATGTTTACCAGCCCCGGAATTTGTGAGAGATAGACTTTCTCCGTGGTGAAGGGATAGCTCTCACGGAAAAAGAGACGCAGAAACAGCGGATCAAACTTAAATTTCTGCTCATTTGCCGCCAGCAGCTGGGCGGTTGTGTACATCGACATAAAAAAATCCCGTAAAAAAAGCCGCAAAGGCGGCCTTTAGTGATGAAGGGTCAGGTTAAACGATGCTGATTGCCGTTCCGGCAAACGCGGTCCGTTTTTTCGTCTCGTCGCTGGCAGCATCCGGCCAGAGCACATCCTCATAACGGAACGTGCCGGACTTGTAGAACGTCAGCGTGGTGCTGGTCTGGTCAGCAGCAACCGCCAGAATGCCAACAGCAGCACCGTCAGTGGTGCCATCCCACGCAACCAGCTTACGGGTGGAGGTATCCGGCATCAGCGGGGTCATTGCAGGCGTTTTCGCACTCAATCCGCCGGGCGCGGTTGCGGTATGAGCCGGGTCACTGTTGCCCAGCGGCTGGTAATGGGTAAAGGTTTCTTTGCTCGTCAT